TGCACCCCGAATTTCGTCAGCGTTACGCCTCGATATCCCCCAGCTCCTATTCTCCCGACCATTATCCTTGGCGCTCTCGTTTTGCGCAGCCTCCGGATTCGGCCTAAGCTGGACGCTTCGTAGAAGCCTTCGTAGCCCGGAATCGCCTTCCAGGTCTCGATCGTGATCCCCGCGTGGGAGTAGTAGGGATTCATCGAAGCACCTCGCCCCACTCGAACTCGCGCTTGAGGTAGTCGATCGCCGCTTCCTCGCGAGGACTCAGCCTGTGATCCGGCGCCGGCCGGATCCAGTCGCACCTGCCCGTGTACTCGAACCCCTGCCCAACCAGGAAGTCGATCGCCTCGGCATCGCCAGACCAAACGGCAGGCTCAGACATCGGACAGTCCGATCACGGCGTCAATGCCGGGGATCCTGGCCTTCGGCGGCCACGGCGCCCGGAGCCCGATCACGCGCCCGCCATGGAAGCCCCGCAGCTTGCGCATGGACTTGGCCCGCACCGAGCGGTTGTCGAGCTCGACGGCGCAGCAAGAGCCGTCCTCATGCCGCGCCACGAGGTCGATCCGCCCTCGATAGCCGTCTCCACGGTCGTTGACGATCACCTCGCGCAGCACGGCCATTCCCGTTCCTCTGAGGGCGGCCTCCGCCTCGTCCTGAAGCGCGGTCGCGTTCAGCGGGCCGATCGGACGCAGCCCCTTGAGGGCCTCGATTGTCGCTTCGGTTGCAGCGTTCACGTTCTGATCTCCTTGCAGTAAATCCATCTCAGGGGCTATCGCCCTCTTGAGGGGATCGGATGCGGCTCGGCCTTGGGGCCTCGCCTCCGGACGCCTGCTGACAAACCCCCCCTAACCCGTAAAACTCTGGTAACTGGAGGTACACAGGTTAGAAGGGGCAACCCCTCCAGGCCTTGTTACGTCCGCCTGGCCTAGCCACTAGACGTTGCGGTACGCGCACCTTCCGGACGCCCCTATCACCCGACGTTGTTGACCCGGCTCTGGGTGGCCGTACCGGGAAAAATCCCGGTTCCCCTATTCGTAGGGGGAAACGTGTGGATAGGCTGTGGAAAGCCTGTGCACGGGAGCCATGACCTCCTTGTCGCGTGGGTGTTGAGGTCGCAGCCGGCAGCCTCGCCAAGAAGTCCTGCTCGGCCTGCGACCTCTTCACGTTGCCAATCTGAAAGCGGGGCTTCAAGACCATTCCCGCCCCACCCGGCGCCGCGCGCACTCCGCTTCCCTAAGGACCGAACCTACGCACACCTAGGCACTTCCCACTTCCGGGAACACCGCCGTCGGCGACTTTAGAGGGATCTGGGTTCCCGGCGGCGACACGCGGGCCGGCCACTTTCGGCCGGCTCGTGGCGTTGGTAGGCAGGAAGCGGCGGGAGACCCGTGGACCCATTCCGCCCACCGCGCCCGGAGCCCTTTTGCCCCGGGCGTGGCGTTGGTAGGGTCACAGGCCGCGCCTTGGAGGAGTTCGGTTGTCCTCGCGTGGCTCATAACCACGAGAACCCGGGTTCGAATCCCGGAGGCGCTACCAAACACGCCATGAAGTACGTCGCCATCCTCGCCTTGCTCGCAGGCTGCCGGACGCCCGAGAGCCCCGTGGTGCACCCGGGCATCGTCCCAGCCTCGCTCACCGAGCCTGCCCGCCCGCTCACGCCCACGCATCGCTGGGACTCCTGCGACGACCCGCACCCGCTCAACGCGGACGGCTCGAAGAAGCACGACTGGATGGTCGATGGCCTCGGAGTGTGGCGCTGCTGGTACTGCGACGTGGTTCGAAGGCCTTGACCGAGGCGTAGCCCGCGCCTAGGGTCAACGCCGACGTGACCCTACCGCCCGTTGTGGTTTGGAGCGTGCTCTAGTGGCCTGGACCGCCGCCGGAATGCCGCTCGACTGCTTCACGTTCTACGACCCGACCCTAGCCGTCACGCAGGGCGCCTGGACGAGCGGCACGCCCGGGACGGCCGTCACGATCACCGAAGACGGGATGCAGGGTCTTCGGGGCGGCGCCCTCGCCAAGACCATCACGGGCTCCGCTGGGAACATCGTCGTCACGCGCGGCGCGTCGGCCTCCTCGGGCTCCGGCAAGGAGCAGATTTTTGCCGTCACCGGCACGTCCGCCCAGGCCGTCGGGCTGCACTTCGACAAGAGCATCAACCGCGTGGTGCTCGTGACTCCCGATTCGGTGAGCCACACATCGACGCAGTTCTCGATGCAGCAGGGCGTCTTTTACACGTACGAGCTGGCATACCTCTACACCGGCGCCGCGTTCATCTACGAGGTCTACATCAACGGGACAAAGCTCCTCGATGTCGGCAGCTCGATCGCGACGGCGACTGTTCCCTCGATGAACTCGCTGAACATCTTTAGCGGCGTAACGAACGGCCTCGATCAGCGCTCATTCATCGCTTGCAAGAAGTACAGCGGCTCAGGCGGTCAGTGGTCCGCATCGGACCTCTACTGCCAGGCCGACCCCGCCATCGCGGCGCTCCTGAAACGCGGCAGCTTGCGTCCTAGCGCAGACGGACGCTGGCCCGCCACGACCCCGAGCCGCTCCTGGATTCCCAGCACGGGAAGCTCTTATTTCGGAGTGCTGGACGAGACGATCGCCTCGACGACCGACTACATCAGCGAGTTCACGGACGTAAACGGATCTCCCGGCGGCGCCCCGAACTACCTCGATCGCGCCTCCTGGGCTTTTGCCGATAGCCCCTCGAACGTCCTCACGGTCCCGCACGTCCAGTTCAACAATCTCGTCGAGATGCTGAACGGCAACGCGACCTACTCGATCTACCTCAAGAACAACGTCGCGGACGACTCAGCTACAGCGATCACGCCCATCACGGCCTCGGGCTCCTGGACCTGGCGCCAAGATGCCTACGACACCGACCCGCGCAATGGCAACATCGCCTGGTCGAAGACGCTCCTCGACAACCTCGAAGTGGCGATCGAGCCGGTGAACTTCACCTAATGGCCTTTGCAGCTACGTGGGAATGGTGGTCGTGCGAGGACGCCTACGCGGCGGCCGACATCCTCAAGGACTATCAGTCGGGCTCGATCACATCGCTCGTAACGGGTCTGCGCGGCGAGGGGAATGCGATCAACTTGCCCAGCACGCTCGCCCGGAACTGCACGGCGAAACAGGCAACGGCCGGCGGTTCGGAAATCATCTTCCACGCCTACGTCCAGTACAACCAGGACAACAACCCGATCCTAACGGTCATCAATAGCCCGCAGACCGCAGCCGTCTTCTCGATCTCTTCGGGGACGATCACGGTCAAGCGCGGCGACGGGACGACGATCGGGAGTTTCGCGGCCGGTTGGGGCATCGGCGAGAAGCATTGGATCTCATTTGCGATCACGATGGCGAACACGGCCACAGGCAAACTCAAGCTCTGGATCGACGGAACCGCTGTCATCAACACGTCGAGTGTTCAAACGGTGAACACGGGCGGATCAACTTCCGCTACGGGCGTGATTCTCAATGGCCTCGGCGTCTGGGACTACATCGGCTGCATCATCGGGTCGGGCGGCTGGGTGGACTCGGATGTGCCGCTACAGAAGCGCGTGCGCTGCCTCATGGCGAGCGCCCCTGGCATCAACCAGAACTTCCCAGGCGTCGGCAACTGGAATCTCTACGGGAGTGGCGCCACCCCGCTCGCCGTTGTCTCAGAAAACCCGATCGACGCCACGAACGGCCTCAGCAACACAGGCGGCAACGGGACGCTCTTCGACTTCGTGCTTGGAGCGCTCGCCGCCGATACGGCCTTCCCGATCTGGGGCGTGCAGTATGTGGAGTGCGCGCAGATCGACAGCGGAGCGGGGCGCTCCTTTGGCTTCCGGATGCGCGACGCGACGAGCCTCACAAACGGCGGCGGCATTCCAACGGCCGTGGCCTCGCTGACTACGTCGCCGCTCTACTATCACATGTTCTATGCGACGAATGTGCGGGCAAGCGCAGCCTGGAGCGCGGCCAACTATGCAGCCACTCAAATCGAGTTGACGATGTCATGAGATGGCAAACACAGGCGAAATCGCACAAGTCTTCGCGCTGGTCATCGACGCCGCACCTTCGAGCGAGCTACGCCTCGCAGCCTCCGCCGTCGAGTTCCTCTACGTCTTTGGCACGCCGGCGCGTGAGCTCCGCCTCTCAACGAGCGCGGTGGAGTTCCTCTACGTCGCAACCAGTCCGGCCACCGATAACACGCCCGTCGATCCGATCTGCGTGGGCTTCGTTCCAGGGCCGGTTTGGCAGATGGCGGCGCGGCCCGCAGGACAGAACTAGATGACCCTCGTCCTGCGAACCCGTGACTTCAAGAATCAGGGCTCCGACTTCGGATGGACCCTGGCCCGCGTTCCCGGTCAGGACGGCGTACTGCTCCTCCAATCGGACGTGCAGACCGTCTCGCTCAACATCTTCGACAGTTCCAATCCCGGCTCCGCAGCCATCTACACCAACGCCGCGATCGACCCAACGACGGTCATCTTCGACACGCCCCAGCTCGACCGCCGCTGGACGCTTCCCGACCAGGGCTACAACTTCGGCCACTACGTCTCGGCCGCCGTTGCGTTCGGGATCACGCCCGAGGTCGGAAACCACAGCTACACGCTCAAGTACCTCATCACGACGACTGCAAGGAACGCATCCGGGACGATTCCTGTGATCCGTGAGGTCTTCGTAGCCCCCGTGCCCTCATGATCGAGGAGAACCAAGATGCCGGCAAAGACAGAGCGACAGAGGCGCTTCATGGCCCTGTGCTACGGGAGCCCGTCCAAGGCGAAGAAGAAGTGCCCCCCGAAGAAGGTCGCGCACGAGTTCATGCGCAAGGCGAAGTAGTCCAGGGTGCGGGCGAGCCTGAACAGGCACAGCGCCCCGTGCGCGTGGTGCCCTCGCCGATCACGGGCTTTCCGCCGCCGATCGAGCATCGCTGGAAGCCCGGACAGAGCGGCAACCCAAGCGGCCGGCCCAAGCCTCTCAGTGGAGCCATCGCGGGCCTCATCGACCGAGAGGCCGCCGCCATCGTGCGCGCCCTTGTTTCACAGGCCAAGAACGGCGACGTGCGCGCGGCTGAACTGCTCTTCGAGCGCGTGGAGGGCGCGGTGCCGAAAGACGTGAACCACACCGGCGCGCTCGGCGTCATCAAGGTTCTCCTGCGCAAGGACGTGCATGGCTGAGTTCGCGACATGGGTGGTCGAGTTGCGCGGCGCTCCTGGCCGGCTGATCGACGACATCCTCGAATACACCGGCCCGAAGAAGGTCCGCGAGTACCTCATCGAGGGCGCCGGAGGGACGGGCAAGACGCGCGGATGCGCCGAAGTTCTGTGGGCTATCGCGTCGGAGTTCCCCGGCATCCGAATCCTCGTAGTGCGCGAGACCCGCGAGAGCTTGACGGAGAGCTTCTGCAAGACGCTGGAGCAGGATGTGCTCGTGCCGGGCGATCCGGCGCTGCGCGGCGCCTCACGCAACAACCGCCACAGCTACATCGTGCGCAAGCGCGACGACGACGGACGGCCGATCGAGGGCTTGCCGTGCAGCGAGATCGTGCTCGGCGGTATGGACAACGAAGACAATCTCTTCTCGACCGACTACGACATCGTGTACTTCGTGCAGGCGGAACAGACGACGCTTGAAAAGTGGTCCAAGTTCCGCCGCGCGCTGCGCAATTGGGGCAATGAGCGGATGCGGCTTCAACTGCTCATTGCGGACGTAAACCCCGACGCACCCGATCACTTTTTGAACCAACGCGCCGACGACGGCCACATGATCCGACTGCTCTCGAAGCACGAGGACAATCCCCGCTGGTACAACGCCGACACCGACACCTGGAGCGAGGAGGGCGAGGCGTACATCGACAGCCTCGACTCGATGCCCGAGGGGCCGACGAAGGACCGGCTGCGGTGGGGCAAGTGGTCATCGACAGAAGGTGCTGTGTGGCCGGAGTTTCGACCGGCGCTGCACCTGATCGAGAAGCCGATCGAGACGCCCAAGTGGTACTTCGCGGCAAAGGACTGGGGCTTCACGGCGCCGGGCTGCCTGATCGTGTGGGGCGTCGATGGTGAGGGCCGCATGTACGCCATGGCCGAGTGGTACATGACCGGCAAGACGCTCGATTGGTGGTGCGAGCGTGCGTGTGAGGCGGATGCCGAGTTCAACCTCCTTTCGGGCGTCTACGACCCAGCGCGCCCCGACGCCGGAGAATCGTTCAACCAGGCGCTAGCGGGAAGGCGCGGCTCGAAGCTCTCAGGCATCTTCCGGCCCGCGATCAACCGCCGCAGCTCGTCTGGCAAGGGCGACCTCTCGGGCATCGACCTAGTGCGTCAAAGGCTCGTGCCGGCAGCCGACGGAAAGCCGCGCATCTTCTGGCTCAAGGACGCCTTGCGCCACGCGCCGGATCCGTCGCTCCAGTCCCGTGGACTTCCTTGGTGCAACGTCCAGGAAATCCCGCGCTGGCGCTACATCGCGCTCGCGGACGGCCGACCGAATCGCGAGCACACCGATCCAGCGTGCGCCGATCACGGCTGCGACGTGGATAGGTACGCGGCCTCGTTCGCGCACGAGCGCGAGTGGGGACCGGCGGAGGTCGAGCAGCCGAAGTACGACTACGGGACATACGGGCATCTTTTTGGGCACGAGGACTTCGAGGAGAACTGACATGGGAAACGGATCCAGACCGCACCGACCGGGCTCGAAGGACCCCGGCCAGTACGCACCGAAGCTGCCGAGCGCCGGGATTCCGGTGCCGGGCATCGAGAAGCCCCCGACGCTGCCTTGCGGCGGCCAGGACGCTTTCAAGCACACGCCGGCTCCGAAGCTGCCGTGCGCTGGGGAGCGGATGAAGTGAAGCCCAAACTCGGCAGCGGGCAGCGATTCAAGAACCTGACGCGCATGATCGCGGCGAAGGGCAACGTGCGGGATCCGGCAGCCGTCGCGGCGGCGATCGGGCGGAAGAAGTACGGGGCGAAGAAGATGGCGTCGATGTCCGCCGCCGGCCGCAAGCGATGAAGGCTAGCGGTCGGTACAAGAGCCTCGCGAAGATGATTGCCCATCCGAAGCCGGCGGCGGCGTCGGCGGGTAAGAAGTTCACGAAGGCGCAGCAGTTTCGCGCGCAAGGCCGAGCCCGTGGGCGGCCAGGGCCGAGAGCCTAGATGATCGACGTATCTGCATCGAATCTGTGGCAGGAGGCAAAGGCCGCCGAGCAATGGGCGACCGACAACCTCAAGGAGTTCCAAAACCAGATTCGGCGCTACCACACCAAGGCGTACCGCACGACCGCGATGGAGGAGGCGTACCCGGAGAACTACTACTTCTCCTACGTGACGCACACGGTCGCGCAGCTCGCGACGGGTGAACCGCGCGCACGGGTCGGAACTTCCAAGGAAGGCCCGGCCGAGCCGCGTTCAGTCGCGTTGCAGTACGGCTGGAATCGCTGGGCGAAGGACACGAACTACAAGCGCGAGCGAGAGAAGTTCGCGCACGATATGTGCTTTGCCTGGCCGATCATGCTGGTCTCCTTGAAGCCGCGTCCGGGGATGGAGCAAGCGGACGATCCGTTGACCCTGCCGGCCATCGCACGGATCTCGCCGATGCGCTTCTTCTGGGATCCCTACGCACTGTCGTTGGAGGATTGCCGGTACATGGGGCATATCAACATCCGCGACAAGGACGACATCGAGGCGGAGCAGAAGGCCGACAAGGACGCCGGCTGGAACCTCGAGGTGCTCGCGAATCTCTCGGTGGATGCGGGCGTCAAAGAGCTTCGGAACATCAAGCAGTACAGCGAGGCGATGCCGGCGCGGCGCGAGGTGATGTACTACGAGGTGATCGTCTTCGAGGCCGAGCTGCCCGATGGCTACACGCGCGAAGAGGGCTACAACGGCGTCAAGTTCACGATCCCGAAGACGCTGCCGAGCACGAAGGGATCGACGCCTGAGTATCTGCGCAAGCCGCAGCCCGTGTTCTGCCCGCGTTGGGGGCCGTACGTCGTTGGGGGCGCCTACACGGTGCCGGATTCGGTGGCGCCGCTGGCTCCGCTCGTCGCGGCCGAAGGCCAGATCAGCGAGCTGAATACGCACGTTCGCGCGGCGAACAGGGCCGCTGCTCGTCGCAAGTCCGTTGCGCTCGTGGATGGCTTGAAGCCCACCGAGACGCAGAAGATGGTCAACGCCCAGGACGGCGACGTGGTGACCGTGAAGGGTCTCGACAAGTCCAAGGTGGTCGAGATCGAGACGGGCGGTGTCACGCAAGAACAGGTCATGTGGAATCTGGAGTTGCGCGGACGAGTTGACCGCAACCTCGGCATGTCCGACGCGATCCGAGGGCAGGTGAACGAAGGCGCCACGGCTACGGCGGAATCGGTCGCGAACGCCAACAGTCAGGTGCGCTCGTCCTTCATTCAGGAGAAGTTCTCGGACTTCGAGAAGCGCGGCGCGAAGACGATCATGTGGTACCTCGACCAAAGCGAGTCCACGGTGTTTGCGCTCGGCGCGGAGGCTTCGAGCGAACTCGGGATGCCTGGGGCGCTCTTTGTCGGCGGGAACGACATGGCCGAATCCATGCGCCGCGCGAAGAAGCACGGCCTCATCGAGGCCGATCTCGCCAAGCAGCTCGTCGCGATCCACAAGCAGGCGAACGAGACCCAGCGCGAAGGCTCTGGCAAGACCTTCGATGACCTCGAAGTCGAGATCCTGTCCATCCGTGACGACGGGAGCGCGCAGGCGTCGATGCAGGCGCTCGGCCAGCAGATCATCCCGATCCTGCCGATGGTGCCGCAGACGGCCTCCTGGTTTCCCTGGGAGGCGTGGTTCCGCCGGCTTGGCGAGGCGTACAACATGCCCGACCTCGCGCGGGTGGACGTGCAGACGGCCGGGCAGCTCTTCATGGCGGCCCAGCTTGCCCAAGCCCAGCAAGGCCAGCCGGGCGCAGGAGGTCCACCTGGAGCCGGAGGGGCGCCGCAGATCGGTCCCGGAACAGGCGAGGGGATGGCGAAGATCCCGCGCCTCACCCGCGACACGGGCGGTTCTCCGGTTCCCGGCTGGGCGGGACCGCAGGCGCGGCCGTCGGCAACTCCTGGCGGCACGGCCAAAGAACCCAAGATCCGCTCCAAAACCTCACGGCCCCTCGGGGCGGCGAAGACCTGATGCTGTACGAGTTCGAGGACGAGCAGGGCGATCGGATCGAGATCGACTACGACATCGGGCAGGCCCCACCCATAGGGGCTTGCGTCTCGGTTTCGGGTAGGGCATACAAGCGCGTGTGGTCCAGCCCTCATGTGGACTGCATCGACATCAACGCCCCCATGAAGAGCCTTCCTCGCTGGCATCCGGACGCCAAGCGATACGACCAGAAGGGGCGTCCGATCATGCGTTCGCAGAGCGAAGCCCGGGAGTGGGCGCAGAAGGCGAACGAGCGCGAGGGCTTCGACAAGTGGCAATGGGGAGAGGCATGAGCGACCGCATCCTTTCGGCGAGCATCGACGAGAACTTGCTTTCGATCCGCATGGACGAAACCTGCGGGATTCGCCCTCTCGGCGACTTCTGCCTCGTGCGGAACGACCGTCCAGCGGAGGTCAGCCCGGGCGGCTTGACGATTCCCGAGCAGGCGCGCTTGCGGCCCCAAACGGGCGTCGTGCTCGCGGTGGGTCCCGGCGAGAAGCTGCCGAGCGGCGAACGCTCGCCCGTGATGGTGCGGCCTGGGATGCGCGTCTATTTCGGTGCGCAGTTTGGGACGCGGATCCAGGACCACGATGACCTCCACATCGTCCGCGAGGGCGCGATCCTCGCGATCAAGGACGAATCGTGAGCGAGACAACGACCGAAACTCCGGCGCCGACCAAGGAAGCGTATGCCGACGGCGCGCGGGCGATCTTCGACGCCCTGACCGAGAAAGCTCGGGAGCGCGAGGCCGAGACGGCGCGGATGGAGACGCTCAAGCGCGAAGACGACGCGAAGGCAGAAGAGGCAAAGAAGGCCCGCGTCCGTGATTCGAAGGGGCGCTTCCAGATCGAAGTGCCGCTCCCGAAGACCGAGCCGAAGAAGGCCGCTGTAGAGCAAAAAGCTCCGGCGGCGACCAACGAGCACCCCGAGCCGAAGACAGATCGGCAGGGGCGTACTGAGGAGCCCGAAGCAGACGCGGATGCAACCGCCGACGACGAGAAGGCGCTGACCGCGTTGCGTCGAGCCAAGGTTCCCAAGGCCGTGCTGGATGGGATGGACCGCAAGGAGCGGAGGCGATGGGGCCTCGAACTTTCGGAGATCCAAGCCAACACGGACCGCCTTACCAAGGAGCATCGGGAGCTCAAGAAGCAGGCTGAGGACAAAGCCAAAGAGACGAAGCTCGAGACCCGTTCCGAAGCCAAACAAACGGCGACGGCGACGGCTGACCTCGAAGCTGCGATCAAGGCTTTTGACGAAGCTGGTCCCGAGTATGGCAGGGCGTTGCGCGATGCGTTGGCGATCCAGGCCAAGGTAGCGGATACGAAGGTGTCGGAGTTGAACTCCGCCATCGAGCTTCTGCGCCTTGAGGGCTTGGTCGCGAACGCGCGCACGGAGCTTCGGGATGTGTATCCCGGGCTCCGGAAACCGGATCGCTACAAGGCCGTAATCGAGCGTATGGAGCGGCTGTCGAAAGACCCCGAGAACTACGCCCAGTTCACGAGTCCCGAGGAACGGATGACCGAGTGCATGAAGGATGCCTGCGAGTCTGAGTTCCGCGCGGATATCGAGGCCGAAGAGCGGTCGAAGGCCAAGGAAACCGACCGTAAACGCCTTGGCGGGCAACTGTCCGCTTCTCATCGGGCGACCTCAGCATCCGATCTCAAGGGAAAGGATCGCTCTGAGCAGATTTACTGGCTCATGGCGCAAGAGAACCTGACGGGGGCGGAGGCCCGCGCGCGCGTAGACGGTCTCAGATAACCGGAGACCAAAATGCCCGCAATCGTCAGCTTCCCCGACTGGGCGGAAGCTACCGGACCCCTGCTTTTGACGGGGCCGGACAAGTACGTCAACGCTGCGGGTCTCCAGAACTACTCGTGGGCCTATTTCATGAAGGGGAAGCCCCTTTCTGAGACGGTCCAGGGTGGCTCGGAGATCCGTGACGATCTCATGTTCGACGAGGCCAACACGTTTGGCTTCTATCAACCGAACGATCCGCAAGCTCCGACCATGCCGCAGGTGCTCACGCGCTGGAGCGGCCCGTGGCGCTTTGCGGTCGATTCGTACTCGTGGACCGAAGAAGAGGAAACCCTCAACGCCGGTTCGCAGTTCACCGACGACGCGCGCTTCCAGCAGTACAAGAACCTCTTGACGAAGCTGGAGCTGCGCGTGCAGACCTCCATCGTCAACGGAATGGAGGCCGCTTGGTGGGCGCTTCCCGACGCTTCGGCGATGGAAACGACCACGGGCAAGAAGCCCTACTCGATCCCGGCGTTCATCAATGAGCAGACGAACACGCTATTTGGCTCGCAGGTGACTGATGGTGTCGTGACCGCGTTCACCACGGTCGAAGGCATCGACCCGACGGCGGCCGGGAAGCTCAAGTGGCGTAACCAGATCATCGGCTACGACTCGACGGCTGTGAAGCCGACCTCGGGCGCCCGCAACGTCATCAACGCCTTCGATGACGCCTACCTGTCGCTGCGGTACCGACCGCCGGCCACGAAGGAGGCGTACTTCGAGGGAGACACCTGGAACCAGCTCGTCTGCTTCACCGAGAAGAAGGGGATGCTCGTGATGACCGACCTGCTCCGCCAGGGGCAGGACTGGTACACGAACCGCAACAACCCCGACTCGGCGTTCCTCGGCCCGGCCTACGCGGGCGTCGAACTCGTCTACGTGCCGCAGCTCGATGCGGCCAAGCTCTACCTTGGCGCCTCGTCCACGTCGAACGTGACGAGCGGTGACTCGACGGGGATCGGTCGCGGTCCGCGCTTCTACCTCGTCAACGCGGCGTACTTGAAGACGGTCTTCCACTCGGACAAGTACTTTGTCCGGAAGCCTCCGATGTCGCCGTTCAACCAGCCGTTCTCCAAGACGGTCTGGATCAACGTGTACTTCAACAACATCTGCCGGGGTCGCCAGTTCAACGCGATCATCACGCCGGGCACGGTTGCCGGCGCGTTCCCGAGCCAGACGCTCACGCAGTCCCAGGTCTACGCGGCCTACTGATCTCAAGGAGACCAACATGGCTTCTCTTGACAAGATTGCGAATCCCCAATCGACGACTGTGTCACTGGGTCTTCGTCTCGAAGACGGCATTCAGCCGATGAAGTCTCCGGTTACTACGGCGGTCGGGGACGTGCTGGCGGTGGACGAAACCGTCGTGACGAACGGTCTCTACACGACCATGAAGGTGGTCGCGGCGGGCGACCTCACCGGCATGGGGATCTTCGGTGTGTCCTTGGATGCGATCGGTACCGCGAACAGCACGGGCCGGTTCTTCTTCATCGGGTACACGCCCAAGGCCCTCATGGCTGCGGCGACCGTGGCCGGGGCGGAACTCTCCGCTACGGCGGCTTCCCGCGCCTTGACAGCCACCGCGACGGCTCAAAAGGTCATCGCGAAGTGCATCACCGCGACGGCGAGCGGCGTCGTGACCGACGTGTTCTTCGACGGCGTGAACGGCTTCGGCTGTCTCGCCTGATCCGTTGTAGCGGGCCGGGCGGGCTCCTCTTCCTGCTCGTCCGGCCTGCACATCCACAGCCATGACTCTCACGATCGAAGGCTGTCACAAGCACATCGTCCACACGCTCGGCGGAGAGCCGTCGATGGACTCGGATGAGATCGTCAATGCGTGCGGCACGTGGTTCACGGCGGCGCATGACTGGAAGTACCTTGAGCGGCCGAGCGTCTTGCTGCCGTTCACGCTCAACCAGAGCTACATCACCCTGCCGACGGATCTCGGCGACATCATCAAGATCCAGTTCACGAACGGCCTCACGGCGCGCTTCTTCTTGACGACTCTTGGGACGATCGCGGACTACCGCACGTCGCAAATGAACTTCGGGATCAGCGTCACCTACGGGTGCATGGTCTACGCGCCATCGACGAATCCGCTGGGCGGACCGCCGACGCCGCGCCTGGAGATATACCCAACCCCGCAGTCGAACCTCGCGAACGCGCTGACGCTCTTTTACCGCTCGACCTGGGCGCCCGTCACGCCCGACGACAGCGAGACCTTTGTCAACATCCCTCAGTACGCGGAGCCGGCTTTCTTGCAGGCCCTTCGCCAGTTCGCGCGCGGCTACCAAGACGAGGAGCACGCCACGATGGGGCAGCGTCTTGCCGATCTCATGGCGGGCCCCGTGTGGGGCGCGGCGATCGAGCAGGATGGCTTGACGCAGCCCGAGTACGGAAAGATGCGCGGCGGCGCCGTGGCGATCGGCATTCCTCCGCCCACGACGTTCGCTTCACCTTGGTCGATATCGAGCCCCTAGGAGCACCGCATGGAAGTCGATCCGCTAAATCAGGCGTCAAAGCAGATGACCGTGGACCTTACGAGCGCGAGCTCGCAGTTCCCGACCGACGGCAAGGGCGGCTCGCAGACGAGCGGCCCGAGCGCGACGTTTCCAGGTACGGTCTCGTACTTCGTCGAGGGCTTCACGGTCCAGGTCGTGACGGCCGGCAACACCTCGCTTTCGATCCGGGCCGGCGACGGGAGCACGCAGTTCGTGGCGATCCCCATCACGACGGCGATGGTGGCAGGAACCTTTGTTCCGATCGGAGGGCTCTACGGATACGAGATCAGCGGGCAATCGCTCACGAACGGCGGTCTTTCGGCGCGGCCGGCTGCGGCGCAAGGGAGCGGCAGCTTGACGCTCTGGTTCCGACGCGCGGGGTAGCAATGAATCCGCGCCTCGCTGGCATGTCGTTCTCCTACACCTGGAGCGCGCTTCCCACGGCGATCATGGGGCCGATGGTGGATTCCATCACGCCCAACACGGGATCCATCGACGGCGGAACTCCGGTGACGATCTCTGGTCTTTCACTTTCGACCGCGCTGTCTGTGAACTTCGATGGCATCGACGCGACGGACTTCCTCGTGGTGGACGACCAGACGATTACATGCACGACACCCGCGCACGCCGAAGGCGAGGTCACGGTGACGGTGCACTTTGCTGGCGTGGATCCAGGGATCATCGACGGATTCACCTATGGGTAGGATCGAGGTCCCCTTCCCGCTTGGTGGGCTGGTCGAGAACGCCCCGCTCTCAGAACAGGCGGTCGGCACTTCGTCGAAGATGCGCAACACGCGCACGCGCGATCCCGTTTCCAATCGCCTGCGGGGAGCCCAGCGGGCCGGCACGAGGCGCTATATCGACGTGCCGCTTGCCGGTGCTCCTGTGCGCCGCATCCAGCAAGTCAGCTTCGACGCGCCGAACCAGACCTACGGCGATCTCGGGCCGTCGTCCTTGGTTGTCGAGGACTCTGAAGCGCTCCCCGGCAAGGGCGATGCGTTTGGGGTGGTGATCGGCCACCAGGGCGACCGCTACCTGATCGACAACGGGAACGGCATCGCGAAGCTGAACAGCTCAGGCTTCCAGCTCTGGAAGATCACGCTGCCCACAGAGGACAAGGCCCACATCGTCGAGGCGCTGTGCGTCGATGGCGACACGGACATCGTGTACGCGGGCGTGTCGGCGCGAGGGAAGCAGAGCACGGCGCGGCTCTTCGCGTATCAGCAAGAGGACGACAACCAGACCGAGAAGCTGTGGCAGATCGAGCCGGGCGGCTACTGCATCCAGCTCCGCATCTACAACAATGAGCTGTACGCGCTCCTGAACTTCGTCGATCAGGGCAAGGCCTACATCTACAACTACACGAGCATCACGGCAGGGCAGGACTCGACAGGCGCCGGCGGGCCTGAACTCTCGAAGCAATGGGAGGTCATGTACCCCGCGTCGGACTTCTTCATCAGCCCCAAAGACGGCTCGGTGTTCGTGGCGTCCGATGCGAACAGCCAGCGCGGTCTCAACCCGTCCGTGTCCGGCTCGACCACGACCTCACAGAACTGGACGCCGCACGACCTCACGGACGCGAAGAAGCGCATTTGGTCCTGGCACGACGCAAGCGACCGCGACTCGCTGGATATCAGCCCGATCTCGGTCAACTCCAGCACAGGCACAGCTTCTGACGAGGGCGGCGAGATCATCCGCTGGCGCTCCAAGGCGGGCTTCGGGGATGGGCGCGACTGGTACGCAAACCACCAACTGACGACGTTCCTCGCGGTGCCTGAGGGCGAGGCCGGGCCGCGCTACCGAGCGGCTGGGATCGGCGGCCTGCCGTCGCTCTCGTTCTCGGGTGCGGCCTACAACGGCTCGAACGCCGGCAACATCGCAGGCGAGACGATGGCCTCGGACACGCCTTCGAGCTCGGACCGAGGATCGAGGTTCGAGCAGAAGACGACGCTCCCGATCTACAAGGGCGCGCAGTTCTGCCTCGTCATGATCGTCAAGGCTGCGGTCGATGACGTGAAGCGCGGCCTTCTTGGCATCACGACCGACTCCGACGCTTCCCTGACGCGCGGAATCTCGTGCGGCATCGACGACGGCGTGTCGATTGCCATTCCTGGATGCGTGCGCGTGCGCGACGCTGGCGCCGTGGCTTCGACGGGAGGCACGACTTCGCCGGCAGCGGATGGTCCTTCTGGTCCCGCCGGCATCAACCCGGGCGCGATGGGCGCCTCTGGGATCACGATCATCACCTGGATCAACGACGGCGGCGTGCATGACGGAAACACCGAGAACGCGCACTCGGGCTACTCCTCGCGGTCGATCCTCCGCGTCAACGGCCAACCCTGCGACCGCTGGCAGAGTTCGCCCTTCTTCGCCTCGCTGCCGATCATGCTCGGCCTCGAGTACCTCGGCAGTTCGGGCTTCTCGCGGTTCTCGGGAATGATCGGCGAGATGATCTGCCTCTCGGATTGGTACACGCAGGACGGCGTGCAGCAACGGCTCGTGACGTGCCCGGGCTACCCCGACGACGCCTTCAACGCGAGCAACCCGAACTTGGCCGTCTACGGGGACTCCGAGGTTGAGCGGCTCGAGGGCTACCTCGCGCACAAGTGGGGCGCTGCGAACGAACTCGTCACGGGCCAAGCAAACTTCCTGAACTTCACCGGAACGCCCATCGTTGGCGACACGGTGACGATCGACGGGGTGACGTACACGTTCAAGAACGTGCTGACTACCGCGAGGGACGTGGCGATCGGCGGCGGCCAGCGCCAAGCGATGACCAACCTGTTCCAGGCGATCAACCGTATCGGCAACCCTGGAACGGATTACGAGGCGACGACGCAGCGTCATCCGACCTTCATGGCGACGGCCGGGATCCCGGCTGGCGGGACGGCCAAGGTCGTCGGCATCCGGTCGCGCTCGCCCTATCAGGCGCAGGCGGCGTGCTCGGAAACCTCTGCGAATCTCGTGTGGTTCTCGGCGACGACGTTCCTCACGCGCGCGGGCTCGGGCTCCTACGGCGGCTACTACCCGCATCCCTTCGCGCTCCAAAAGACCTCGAACAGCATGGGCGGCCCGCCCGGGACTGGCACCGAAGGGACAAACACTCTTGTCACGATCAGCCCGTACTTGCTCACGCAGTCGGTCTATCCCGCGTGCGCGAAGTACGAAGCTGCGACAGGAAAGCTCGTATGGGTCGCGACGAGCGGCTTTGACGTGACGGCCTCGACCATCTCGAATCAGGTCGTCACGACCGGGACGGGCATCGGTGGCGTTGGGTATGGCGTCGCGGTCAGCTCGGACGGCGAGGTCTTCTCGACCGGGCCGAAGCAGGCGGCTGTCGCTTCGCCGACGATCATCTCCGTCAACGCCAAGGACATCCGCAAGTTCGGCGACACGGGCACGGCATTCACGATCGTTGCGGCGGCAGAAGGTGATCCGTGGTCGGCGCAGATGTTCGCCACGGACAGCTTCACGCAGGCCGTGCAACGCCTGGACGTAGACGCCTTCGACAACGTGTACGCGCCTGTCTTCTACTCGGGCGCCGACGTGAACTACCAGAACTGTCGCCTCGTTGCCTATCGCAAGGCTTCGACGGGAAGTGCCGTTGGCGTGGAGTTCATCCGCTACCTCAACAACGCGATCGGCAATGCCTACGCAGCCGCAGTCGATCCGAACAAGCCGAGCTTCCCGGTCGGCGACACGATCCAGCACGGGGAGTTCGTGTACTTGGCGGCGGTGCAGTCGGGCTCGACACACATCTCGTCCTGGAAGCTGCGCGAGCTTTCGACCGCGAACACTTCGGGCTCGGTGCGCAGCACGCACGTCCTCGCCGTATGCGCAGGCCAGGTTTTCAAGGTCGTCAAGGGCGGCGCCGCTACGCTCGCCACGGGTGTCATCATGGACACGCTCACGTCCTGGATCGACTCCTGCTACCTCCTCGGCAAGGCCTACTTCGTCGATGGTCGCAAGTGCTTCGTCTACGACCCGACGACCACGACGCTCGCGGCCTTGACCTCTCAGTCCTCGGGCCAGGTCCCGCTGCGCTGCAAGCTCATCGCCTCATGGAACGGACGGCTCGTCCTCGCGCGCCCCGCCGACAACGCGCAGCAATGGTTCATGTCGAAGCAGGGCGATCCGCTCAACTGGGACGTGGCGCCGCCGACGATCACGGAAGCGGAATCGGTGATCGGCGCGGACTCTCGCACGAATCTTCCTCCCGGCCCGATCACGGCGCTGATCTCGCTCTCGGACGACCTCCTGCTCGTCGGGCAGGACGGTGCGATCTTGCGGATGACGGGCGATCCGATGGCAGGCGGGATGTTCCATCCGATCTCGAACGAGACGGGCATCGCGTTCGGGCAGGCGTGGTGCAGGGATCCGGACGGCAACTGGTACTTCTTCGGAGACTCGGGGGGAGTCTTTCGAGGGGACGGACAGGGCCAGTCGATCGTCCGGATCTCTCTCAACAAGCTCGAACGCCGGCTTGCCACGGTGGACTTCACGCAGTATCGGATCGAGCTGGAGTGGAGTTATGCGGAAGACGGCCTCAAGGTCGTCCAAGTCCCGATCGGAACCGGCGGCGTGCCGGTCGTCGGGTGGTTCTGGGAGCGGCAGACGGACTCGTGGACCGAAGAAACGTACGGGATCACGGGGCAGACGGGTCGGCAGATTACGTGCATGTATGCCCTCAACGGGGACGATCCCGACGATCGCGTACTCCTATACGGCTGCGAAGACGGACGACTTCGCTTTCACGATCAAACCGCCAAGGATGACGACGGCCAAGCGATCGACAGTTTTGCCCTCATCGGCCCGATCTCTCCCGGCACGACCGAGGAGGAGATGCTGTTTACGAACTTCGAGCTTGTGACTGCGCGCGAGCAGAACGGGCCTAATTGGTTCCTGTACGCGGGCGAGACGGCAGACATGGCCACGCATCCCTTCGCTCACGGGCGAGCCGTTCAGGGACGCGCCGGCCGCAACCTCGCGCGCGTTCGTGCCGCCTTCGTGTGGTACGGCATCGGCCTCAATGAGATCGGCGGGCGCTGGGCTTTCGAGAGCTTGGCGTGCTCTGCGGAGCCGATGGGGATCAAGCGATCGGCGGTGCTGGCGTGTATCGCGCTGGCGGTCGGGTGGCTTGCGCTGAGGTTCCTGCTGTGAGCAAGGCCAGCCTTCGCAAGTTCCTCGCAGGCGGGCGCAATAGCCGCCTCACCGTGGGCGGCGCCACGGACGTCCGCGTGCGCGGCGGGATGCAGCGGATGCGCTCGGGCGACGATCTCGGCGACGGGATCGACCTCGACCGCAACGGCCGCGCTACCGTCCAGCTCGATCCTCGAGGCCCGCTGCGCATGGGACCGAACGGCGTCACCGTCGATACCGACGCGATCGGGTCCCAGGTCGCCACTTCGACCACGTTCAACACGACGGTCACGGTCAGCGGGGGCAGTGGCGGCGGCGGTGGCGGAGGTGGTGGCGGCGGCGGAGGGACGGACATCGACCTGGAGGCGCGCAAGCTCGCGATGACGATGTGACGCTCTTCCCGGTCTCCTACGGCGGTGACGTGCAGACGACGCTGACGGCGATCTACTCGCCCGTCTATCCCTCGTACATCACCGACCTGCGCTTCTACTCGCGCTCTGCGACTCCGCAGACCGTCGAAGTGCACGTCACTCCGAACGGTGGGACGGATGGCGAGTGGGGTCCGAAGTGGCCGCTGGCTCAGGGCGAGACCGCTGTGCATGTCGCGGACGGTGAGCGGCGCCTGCTCGGAGCTGGCGACGTGGTGCTGGCTGTCACGACGAGCGGGACGGCGGTCGCTTGGGCGCTTTCGGCGAACGAGGACCGATGAGCCCGTACAAGATCGATTCGACCGGCGCGATCGTGACTTCGGGCTCGGTGGGTCCGACCGGCCCGCAGGGACCGATGGGTCCGGCTGGATCTCCTGGTCCTCCCGGAGACGACGGACCGCAGGGAGAAGACGGGGCGCAGGGCTCTCCCGGAAATCCGGGCACGACCGGGCCTACGGGACCTCAAGGCCCTGCTGGGCCGCCTGGGAACGACGGAGCGGACGGAGACGACGGGATCCCGGGTCCGCCCGGCAATCCAGGCACTCCTGGATCCGCAGGCTCCACAGGGCCGCAAGGCCCTCCAGGCGCACAGGGCGAGCCGGGCCTCGACGGTGACGACGGTATTCCCGGGCCGCAGGGCATCCAGGGCGCCCAAGGTCCGGCTGGAAACGACGGCGCAACGGGCGCAACCGGGGCGACGGGCGCTCAAGGGCCGATGGGACCGGCCGGGGCGCAAGGCGACGACGGCTCAGACGGCGACGTGGGGCCGATGGGGCCGACGGGTGCGACCGGAGCAACTGGACCGCAGGGAACGACCGGCGCGCAAGGCCCGATGGGGCCTGCGGGCGCAACTGGCGATGACGGCGAGATGGGCGATGTAGGCCCTCCAGGTCCGCAGGGGATCACGGGTGCAACGGGATCTACGGGTGCGACTGGAGCCCTAGGTCCGACAGGCCCCGCGGTCGTGTTCCTTGACGATGGTCCCTGGGGTGATGACCCGTGGGTCGCCGCGCCTTCGCCGGGCCTCGCTACGACGGCAATCGCAGGCGTGCTCATCCTCGCGGGCGATCTGACCGGAACCGCCTACGCACCGACGATCGCAGCCGGCGCTGTTACGTTCAGCAAGCTCCAGAACCTCTCCGGACCCGCTGTCCTAGGGAGGGTTTCTGCCATTGCAGGTCCGCCGGCATCTCTCTCGATCGTCGCTCCGCTTGCAGCTTCAAGCGGACACATGACGACCTCCATGAACACCGGCAAGCTGATCGGTCGCACGACCGCATCCGCAGGCGTCATGGAGGAGATCACGCCGGACTCCACGCTCACGCTGTCGGCTGGAGCTGTCGGGATCACGACGAGCACCGAGGGCTACAGCATGGAGGTCTCGGCGAGTGTGCCGACCTTTGTGGCGTCCTCGGTACGGTTCAGACGCGAGGCTCAGTACAACCCGAACCCGGGCGCAACGACATTCACGCAGGTAGGGTTCAGCTCGACGATCACGAACACGAACAGCTCTACGAGCAACGTCGATAGCTCGGCTGGTCCAGCGATCCGGCTCAACACCAGCTCTGTCAGCGGAAACTACGCCGGCCTTCTCTCGGGCTTCGACGTGTCGCAGCGATCCTGGAACGGCGAACTCGTCATCGAGGCGACGACCGGAGCTTCGACGGCGACGATTCGCGAGTGGCGTGGATGGACGAGTGCCGACCTATCGGCCGTCGCTACAAACCCGACTAGCGGGCATATCGCGGCGTTTCGCTTCGACTCGGCGCTAGACAGCACGAACTGGCAATGTGTCACCTGCAACAATAGCTCTTCGACGATCACGGACTCTGGTATCGCGTATTCGACGGGAACGTCCTACCGGATGCGGATCGTTCTCGTCGCCGGAACGAGCGTGAAGTTCTACATCAACGATTCGCTCGTCGCGACCGTCACTCTGACCATGCCCGGCAACACGACCAAAATGGGATTCCAGGCGGGCGTCACAACCCTTACCACGGCGACTCGCCGCATCGACATCAACCGCATAGCAGTCCTCACGACCTAGGAGCAGATCATGGCCTCGAATAAGACCTTTCGTTTCGGTCCGGTGGCGCTGACCACCACGACCACCACCAACCTCTTGAATCCTCCCACCGCGACAGGCGGCACGAACGCCGGTTCGTCCAGCAACTACATCGTGCTCAACCACATCCGCGTCGGGAACAAGACGGCTGGGGCCGTATCGTTCGCGACGTGGGTTGGACTGAGCGCGGTGAATACCGCCGGGACTGAGGGTCCGTTCGTTGGCGCCGCGTCCGGAGCTGCGCTGACCCAGGGTGTCTCTGTGCCGGCCAACTCCTACGTGGATTGGTACGGCAAGCTGCGCCTTGATGCTGCGGACTTCCTCGTCGGAGGAGCTTCGGCGGGGACTGCGCTCACGATCATGGGCGAGGGCGAGATCGGGGTCGCTGGCTAGTCGATGGGCTTCACGGGCTACATCGTCGATCACCTCACGATCGGCAGTCAGTTTCCGCTCGGACCGGCCGACGGGGCGCAGCACTTCCGTACGGATGCTAACCCCCGCGGCTGGTTCGTGTGGGACGACGGTCGTCAGAAGTGGCTCTCGATGGAGACCTATGCCTTCGACGCGACCTTCAACGTCTCCGATACGGTCGGGCAGTCCGTTGCCTGGACGATCCCTGTCGATGGAACGATCGTGGGCCTCTACGCCTACAAGCGCGACACGTCGGCTTCGGTGACGTTCCAGGCGGGAGGTGGCGGCGGGCCAACCATCCAGATCGCCGCTGCGAAGCAGACGAAGTTCGACATCACCAACCCAAACCAGGACATCGCGGCCGGAAACGACCTCGTGATCCAGATCACGGTAGGAACGCTCACGGCGGGGGGATGGTGTAGGGCCGTCATGAAGCGCAGGCTGTCGTAACCGGCATGGATCCTTTGACCCTCATCGTCATCTTTCTAGGAGTTCTGACCCTTATGGGCGCCACCATCATCGCACTCATCGCTACCGTCTCGGGCCAGCTTCAAAGGCTGCTCGCCAACTCCATCAACCCCGCCGACGCCGCCTCGATCCAGTCGGGCGTGCAGGCGCTTTCGGACACGCTGACGCAGGCCGGCGCTCCTCCTCAGTGATGGCCGAGCCGATCGACAACAACCGTAAGGCCTGGGCGATCCCCGGGATCTCCATGGCTATCGCGGTGTCGATCTGCACGCTGGCAGTTCAGGCGACCTGGAACATGAGCAGCGGCCTTGCGTCGCTTCGCCTCGACAGCCAGAAGGCCATGTCCGAGGCAGCGGCTGCAATGGCGGCGCAGGGCGAGGCGCTACGGATGCAGGTCCAGGCGCTTCGATTCCAGGTCGAGGCGCAAGGCGAGGCCATCAAGGAGATCCGTGATTCCCAGAAAGCTCACCCGGAAACCCGCTGAGGTACGGAAGACGATGAATCGCTTTTGTGAGAGTGGCGTGGTCGATCGCGCTGACGATTCTCGTGGCGTGCGTGCTTCTCGTGCAGTACGAGCAGTACCGGGCGATCGAGAGGATGGCCGATAGCATGGCTCCCGTTATCCCCGTCGATCCGGGCGTGATGAGCGCCTCATGGTATTCAGGCGGACAGCTTCACGTCTGCAAGGTGAAGCAGGGCGAGTTCGATCCGAACGAAACGGCGGCCGAATGCTCGGCTCGTTTTGTAGCCAAGATCCAGAGCGATCTTGTGACGTTCCCCAAAGACAACGGTTGATAGGAGGTTCCTCATGAAGTTCAGCGAAGCGTTTTCAGGTCTCACCACGAAGAGCGTCATCGGCCTCTTCATCGTCGCGGCGGGCCTGCTCGTCGTCGGGAAGCCGGTCTTGATGTTCCTCTCGCAGGTGCTCGCTCTGGCGGCGAACTCGCTGCCGGCGGTGTTCCATTGAGGAAGGCTGCGCTCCTCGCGGCCTGCCTGCTCGCCTCGTGCACGACGGAGCGGGATTGGCGCAAGGTCGCTAGCACCGCGCGCGTCGGCTACTACCAAGGCCACGACGAAATGGACTTCGTGCATGGCTCGAAGGACGCCAACGGCGACAACTACGGCTTCACGCTGTCGATCCAGCCGCTTGCGTTCCTGGAGCCGCCGACCATCGTTCAGATCCAGCAACCGCAACCTCAACCAGAAACGAAGCCCAAGTAGGTCAACATGCAGGTCTACACGCCCGATGCTCAGTGGGTGTTTGTCGATGACTCCGGAACGGCAAAGCTGCTCGTTCGCGTGACGACGGACACGAGCGAACTCAAGTTCTATTCAACGCCGCTCATTGTGGACGGCCCGATTCCGGTGGACGGTGGCATCCCGCTCTAGGGCGCCGACGGTCGTTCTGTACGCCTGCGTGGCGGCGTGCATCGCGGAGGTCTATGCGTGCGCGGCGGTCGCGCGCGTGTGGGATACGGCCTCGGGGCACGTCGTCCAGATCGGCATCGGGGCGGCGGCGGGGTTGGCGCTTGGAGCGGTCACAGGCGGCGTGTCACTCTTACCGATCGTCGCAGCATCGGTTGCGGCTTCGACGGCCACGCTCCTCGCAACACCGCCTTGTGAGCCGGTCGTGATCCAGGCGCCCCCCAACCCCATCGCGGCCTCGATCCAATGGATCCTTGTGGGCGCAGGGGTGTGGTTCCTCTTCCGCAACCGCGCGCACATCCTCGAAGCGATCAAGTCGCGCACGGCGAGCCCGCTTCTTCATGCGTTGATCGGGAGTAATAGGAGTTAGCCATGAGCTTTGACTGGGGAAGTGGTCTTTCGGCTGCCGCGATGGGCGGCGGCGGCCTCGGCTTCCTCGCTGGCAGCGGAATGCTCGGCGGCGGCAATGACAAGGCCGAGGCGATGAAGCGCCTTCTGGAGCAGATGCAGCGCGCCCAGGCGCTCGGCAACACCAAGGCCGAGAGCTACGGGCTTCAAGGGCTGCATGGGATGCAGTCGGACTATGACGCCGCGATCAAGAACGTGGCGGGTACGGCCGCAGCTTCGAAAATGGCCGCGCTCGGCGCGGGACAGCGAGCCAATGCCGGGGCCGCGCAATCCCTCGCGGGGCGCGGTCTCTACAACACGTCGGCTCTGGAAGGCGCACGAGCGATGAACCAAGGCGCCGTGGGGCAGGCGCTCTCAGGGATTGACCAGGGCGTGGCGCAGTCGCTCGGGCAGCTTCGAGCGCAGCGCGGGATGGCTTTGAACCAGGGCTATCAGGGCCTTGGCGATCTCGCCGAACGCTACGGCCAACAGCAAATGCAGCCGCTCGGCATGGCCTATCAATCGGTCGCGAACGCGCCGACCGCGTTCCAACAGATGATGCAGCTCCTCCAGGGTGTCGGCAAAGTTGCGCCGATGTTCATGGGCGCGCCGGGCGCGGGGATGGCGTAGCGTGGGCATCCTCATCCCGACGCAGACGCTGACTGGCCCGCAGAATCCGTTGATGGGTGCGGCAACGGGTCTCTTTGAGGGGCTCTCTCAGGGCATTCCGATCGCGGAACAGATACAGCGCCGCAAGGAGGAATCGGCTCGGCAGAACTCAGAACTGGCGCTCCAGAAGGAGCAGGTCGGCCGCCGAAACGCTCGCGAGGACGCGAGCAAACGTGCGGCAGCGATGCTCGCTCAGGCCGCCATGATGAACGAGGGCGCTCCGTCGGCGCCCGGTGGCGGGCCGGGTGGATCGGCGCCGGCCTTGGGTGGCCTGAGCGGGGCACCTGGAGCGCAGGGCTACACGCCCCCGCCTCAGGTAGACGACAAGGGGCGGCCGGTAAGCGGCATCGGGTGGATGTTCGACCAGGGCGGACAAGCGATGATGCAGCCGATCCCGCTCGCGGTTCAGCCGCAGGCCCCACAGCAGGGGCCGCCCGCGATGCCTCCGGGGATGTCGCCTTCGGGCGCGCCGCAAGGCCCGCAGCCCGAGCAAGGCCCGGGAACCGGCGGTCCGCCTCTCCAAGGTCCCCCGGAGAGTTCGCGGGGCGGGGCGCAGCCCACCTCGTCCTTCGGCTCGCCGGGAACGGACTGGCTCCATGGCCAACTCGCCAACCCCGATAACGGCTTCTCGATGGAGGACACCGAGAAGATCCTCGCGGCGCACCAGCACGACCTGCACCTCAACGCGATCACGCAGCACGGCGCGCGGATCGCGCAGACGATTCAGACGGGCCTGGATAAGGGCGTCTATGACGCCGTGGACAAAGACGGCCATCCCGATCCCACGGCGCGGATCGAGATGGAGAAGAATCTCCGCAAGATCCAAAGCCTCGACCGCTCCGATCCTAGGGCTGCGGCTGCGCAGCTAGACGAGATCGAGAACGCCGAGAGCGCTGCCCGTCAGTACAAGTCCAACGCCGAGAAGGTTTTTCTCGGACGTCAGCGCCGGATCCAGTCCGCACAAGCAGAGATCGCGCAGATCGGCGCGCAGGGGCCGATCAGCCCGGCCGATCACGAGCGCGCGGACCAGATGCAGAGTGTCGTCAGCGACTTTCAGAACGGCAACATCGACGACAAGGAGTTCGGGGCGAAATTCGAGGATGCGCGGCACGGGAATCTCCTTATCAAGCAGCAGCTCCAGCAATCGCAGATGGAAGCCGCGCAGGCCAAGGCGGACCGCGATCGGGCTATCGCCGAACTCAACCTGCACAAGGCCACGCAAGGGCCGCCTCCACAGCCCTACCTCTCGACCAAAGAGGGCGTGGAGCGCAAGAGCGAGCTGGACCGGCAGCGAGAGATCGACGTTGCGCGCATTCGAGCGGAGGCTGGCCGCAACGGGGGAACAGGTTTCTCGAAAGCCAAGGCCATCGAAACGGTCGAAAAGATGGTGCATGACCGATTCGATTCGCAAGAGCCGTCTGGTGGCTTCCTCGGCATCGGCGCGGCGACCGAGAAGGAGAAGGCCGACTACGAATCGAACAAAGCCGATTATCGCGGTGAGCTGTACCGTGCGATCGGAATGGAGCCGCCGGAGGGAGGCGGTGCGCCCACGAACGGCAAGGCAGCCGGCGGCGGGATGACCGCAATGGACGCCGTTGATCGTCGGCCTGGTGATCTCGGCGGGAGGGACAGCGCCTCGGCGATCCTCTCCGACAAGAACGCCTCACCGCAGGAAAAGATCCGCCGCGCGCAGGCGCTAGGCTTCAAGAGCTACGCGGAAGTCGAGGCGGCGGCTAAGGGCGGGAAGTAGTGGCGCAGGGCGATCCCTGGGCGGGGTTCAGCCAGCAGAAGGGCGAAGACCCGTGGGCTGGGTTCAGTCAGAGCAAGGGCGAGGATCCCTGGGCGGGCTTTGGCGGTGGGACCGCGACGGCCGCCCCTCCGGACACGAGAGGCTTCGAGATCAACCCGGAAGAGCCGGGAGGGGTCAAGCAGCGGTCCTTCATGTTCCGAGGACCGGGGACGGCGCCCGAGGAGAAGAATGGTGTCAGCGCCAAGGAAGTCGCGCAGCAGTTCGCGGCGCGCGGCCTGGAAAGCATGGGCGGCGCTACGAAGTCGATGGTGCGCGGCGCCGAGATCGCCGGCCGGGCAGTTGTTCCCCGCGGCTTCTCTGAGCAGTTCTTCGGCAACGCGCCGGCCGTTCTCTCCCCGTTCGGAGCGCCGCAGTCATTCAGCGCTGAGGATCAGCGCAAGGCCGAGGAGGCGATCGCGCAGAACCGGGCATCCGGCGCGCTCGTGAAGCCAGTCGAGGGCTTCGAGGAAAGGGCTGGACCGATCGCGAAGTTCGCTACGGAAGAGGTGGCTCCCGTTCTCGGTGGCGTGGTGCCTTACGCGGGACCCGGGCTACTTACAGGCGGCGGTGGGTTCCTCGCAGGTGGCATCGGGGCGGCGATGGGTGCCGCGCAGTCGGCCGGCGGGATGTACGACCGCGTGCTCCAGGAGACCGGGGACGAGGGCAAGGCCATGGAGGCCGCGATCGCTTCGGCTCCAGGCGGGGCGCTGGTTGGGTCGATGTCGGCCGGGGCGGTGGGTCGCCTCCCGATCATCAACAAAATCACCAAGGGCCTCGCCGGGGACCTTCTGCTCCACGCTGGAACGCTTGGGCTTGGCTCAGGCGTACAGGGCGCTCTGGACGCTCAGATCCGCAAGCGCCTCGCTGGCGAGGACCTGGACGCTTGGGACGAAGCCTGGAAGGCCGCCAAGCAGGGTGCGATCGCAGGGGGGATCCTGCGAGCCACTGGCATGGCCGGCGAGGCTGTCGGCGCCATCGGCGGCAAGGCTGCTCCCAAAGCCGGTACGGCCGCGATCGAGGAGGGTCCGGCGCCCGAGTCAACGCTAGCGACGCCTCCGGAGAAGGAGAAAAAGGCGCCGCCCACCGCTGAGGGGACAACGGCGAGCGGCTTGCCGGAGAGGATCCCATCCGACTCCGGCCAGGGAACAGTACCCCAGGAAGCGGGGGCGGGCGGACCGGAGGAGATCGACCTCGGGGATCGGCGCGCGGTGGAGCGGCAGGGGCAGCCGGAACGACGGCAGAACACCGAGCTCCGCCAGAAGCTCAACGAGTCCGATCAGGAGGCCGCCCTCAAGGCCCTCCGGCTGCACGGCCAAGGCGACGAGCTGGGCGCCCTCGCGGTCATGCAGGAGCAGAACAAGGCCCGCACGGAGGCCGTGGCCGCCGCGCACGAGGAAGCGCGCACGGACGCCCTCACGGGCCTTCCGAACAAGCGCGAGTGGGCCGAGCGCGACCTGACAGGCAAGTCAGTCATCAGCGGCGACCTCGATGGCCTCAAGTGGGTCAACGACAACCTCGGCCACGAAGCCGGCAACAAGTACCTCAAGGCGGTCGCGGATGTGGTACGGCAAGAGGACCCCGAGGGGAAGTTCGCGCGCGTCGGTGGCGATGAATTCAACGGCGAGGGCGACACCCGGCCGGAAGCCGAGGATCTAGCGAAGCGGATCCAGGATCGGCTCGCGAACACGACGGTTGACCTCGGCGTGCACAACGGCGAACGCATCGTCAAGCAGGGCATCGGGATCAGCTTCGGGCACGGCGACACCGAGGGCGAAGCCGACAAGGCGATGTACGAGAACAAGGCCCAGCGCGCCGAGCAGGGCCTACGCCGAGCGGACAACAAGCAGGAGCCGCCGGGGATAGTGCGCACGCCGGAAGCGGAAACGCCCACGGAACCGGGAGCGGCGGCCGAGATATCTCCCATCCGGCCGGCTGCGGCCGAGCCACTTCCGCAAGAGGCCGCCGCTCCCACTTCCCCGCCCCCACCCGAAGGGGAAGCGGGAGGGGAGCCGCCGAAGGCCGAGGAGAAGGCGACTGAGCCGGCGCCCGAGGGCCTTCCGACTTCGACGAAGAACGCGATCACCGAGCAAGAGCGGGCGATGCGCGGCGAGTCGCCGCTAGAGCAGGCGCTTCGAAAGAGCTTCGGCGAATCGCTCGACACAGCTCGGGCCGCGATCGAGCAGGATCCGTCGCTCACGCAGCGAATCGTCGAGGGCAAGCCGACGCCCGAGTTGACGCGCGACGAACGCGAGGCCGCCCTCGCCCATGAAAAGGTCACCGCGCACAACGAGTACGAGCGCGTGCGCGATGCGGCCCTTGCCGAGAAGGACAACCCGGACGCCTTCGCGGCGCTCGATGCACAGCGCCAAAAGCTCTCGGACCGGCTTCTAGAGATTGACGCCGCGACGAAGGGCGAGGGTACGGAGACCGGCCGCGCGCTCGCGATTCGCAAGATGATGCTCGCCCGCGACTACTCCATCGCTGCGATTGAGACGGAGTTCCGCGTGGCGAAGGGCGGCGACCAGCTCACATCGGCGGAGCAGGCCAAGGCTCAGAGCCTCTCCGAGCGCCTGATCGCCGCCGAGAAGCAAGTGGACGAGATCGAGGCCAACCTCGCCAAGCAGCGCGAGGCGCCGGCCGCGCCGGAGCGGTCGATCTCCACCCGCTCCAAGATCATTTCCTACCTGGATGCCCAGGCCGAGCAGGCCAGAGCGCGCCTCGCCTCGAAGCGCCGACAGGCAAGCGGCGGCATCCCCTTCGATCCGGCCGACATCGCGGACGTTGCTCGAATCGCAGCCTCGCACATCGCCCACGGGATCGACGCGGCGGCCAGGCTCGTCACGGAGTTCGGCGAGTCGATCAAGCCGCACCTCCAGGAGATCCTTGCCCGAGCGAAGCAGATCCACGAAGAGGCTCCCAAGCAGGCCGGGTCCGAGAAGGCCGCGATTACGCGCGCGACGAAGACCGCTGGGCTGCTCCGCGCGAAGACGGCAGCCGGAGACTTCGAGGCGGCGCCGAAGCCCGAGCCCTTGCCAATGACGAAGGAGCGGCTCGCCGCCAAGACAGACCTCGAAGAAGCGAGGCGCGAGTACGAGTCCGCCAAGGGCAAGTTCCGGTTCCAGAACCGCACCAAGCTCCAGAAAGCCCGCGATGCCGCGCGCGAAGCCCTCACGCTTCCTCGGCAGATGATGGCGAGCTTCGACCTCTCGGCTACCCTCTTCCAGGGCGGCCTGCAAAGCGCAACGCACCCGATCATCAGCGCCAAGGCTCTCGGCGAGTCGGTGCGGTCGTTCATGTCGGAACGGCGCGCGCTAGAGGTCGATACTGCGCTGCGTAACCGCCCGAATGCCGCCGCAGGTGACAAGGCCGGCCTGGAGCTGACGCGCCTCGAGGGCCCGCTCTCGACGCATGAAGAGCAGATGCGCTCGAACTGGGCCGGCAAGATCCCGTTCATCGGCAAGGGCATCGAAGCGTCGAACCGCGCCTTTACGACGTTCCTGAACGTCCAGCGCGCGTTGACCTTCGACAAGCTCACGGATGCGATGCCGGACAAGTCGCCGGAAGCGCAGAACGCCGCCGCGAACTTCATCAACGTCTCGACCGGACGTGGCTACACGCCAGCCAAGTTCCGGAGCACCATGAGTGCGGCGGCCAACGTCCTCTGGAGCCCGCGCCTGTGGCTGAGCCGGATGCAGCTCCTCGCCGGTCAGCCGCTCTACCGAGGCACGGCGGCTTCGAGGCGAGCCATCGCGGGCGAGTACGCCAAGGGCCTGATCGCCCTCGGAGGCGTCTACAGCCTCGCGGCCTTGGCCGGAGGAAAGATCGAGGACGATCCGCGCAGCTCGAACTTCGGCAAGATCAAGTCCGGGAACGTCTACCTCGACCCGACGCTCGGCATGGCTCAGAACGTGACGCTGCTCTCTCGGCTCGTTACGGGACAGACGAAGACCCAGGGCGGCAAGATCGAGCCGCTGCGGGCGCCCATCTTCGGCAAGGGCAAGGGGCCGACATTCGGGCAATCGACGACGGCGGATGTGCTCGGGCGGTTCCTGCGCACGAAACTCTCGCCGACGCTCGGAATCCCGATCGACATCGCCTCTGGCTCGAACGTCGCCGGCCAGCCGGTCAGCCTCAAGTCCGGCCTCGCAAGTGGCCTCGTCCCGATGTCCTTCATGGACATCTACCAAGCGATGCAGGACGGCGGCGTGCCGGAGGCTACGGCGATCGGACTCCTCTCGATCTTCGGCGCGCACGTCCAAGTCCGTCAGCCCAACAAGCCGGGCCACGCCTCGGCAGGGAGGTAGCCATGCCCTGGACGCCCAAGCAGCACCGCTTTTTCGCCATGTGCGCCACCGAACCCAACAAGGCCCGCTCGAAGTGCCCGCCGAAAGCGCAGGCGAAGACCATGATGAAGGAAGGGATCCGGCGCGGGAAATAAAGAGGGCCTCGGCGTCCCAACCACCCCGAGGCCCAGGCGCTAGCCCGCTTCTAAGCTAGTGCCGATCAGGTGCCGTCCGGCGGGAAGTACGTCTGGAGCGAGGAGACCATGCGCGCGAGCCGCGCGGCCTGCACTTGGTCCCCTTCGCTTCCAGGCCCGTCGCTCTCAAGGCGCGGGCACTTGACTTCGAGGTCCATGTGCTTGGAGCGCCAATGTGCGGACATCGTGCTCGTGTCATCGGGCCGTCCGCCGTTCGCGAGGTTACCCTCGGAGTCGTGGGAGCTTTCGACGACGCCACGGACCTCTCCCTTTTGGAAGCTGAACGTGGACCACGGGTCGAGCAGTCCCGAGAGCCGATGGAAGGTGCGGGCGTGGGGATTCGGCAGGGTGCCGACGCCCGTACCCTGAGCCGAGCTCGGAGGCGCGAACAGCGGCGCGAAGAGGAAGAGGTCGAGGAGCGCCCATGTGGATCTGAGCATGTGGTAGCTACCTTTCTGACGGGCGGCGCCCGTCTGCTTCGAGGTTACCCCGAGAGAGCAACTCCGGGGGATGCGTGAAGGGAATCTCCGAAAGCGACATCCTGGGCGGCTCCGGGGTGCGGTCCCAGCGGTTCAGGGCATCCAGCATCTTCGTGAGGCGCCGGACCTCCTCGCGTAGGAGGTGGGCGGCGGAAAGCGCCTCCTCGGCAGCTAGCTTGCGGAAGTGATTGGCCGCTGTCAGGTGCTCGATCTGCTTGCGGAGCGCAGCGATGGTTTCCTGCGGGTCGGTCATGGTTTGCCTTCGTCGTGACAGCGGCCTTTGAGGGAAAGAAGCATGGCGGTAAGCCACGCCGCCGGCTCATGGAGCCGCACGCGCGCCGCCTCGATCGCCCGATCCCAGGCGGCGGACTCGGCGGCGTTGACGTGCGCTATGAAAGAGAAGCGGATTGGCGGCGTCGATCCGCACAAGTCAGATTTGAAGACCATCCACCGCTCCTCCGCGCTCGGCATCCTCTTCGGCGCGCGGGAGGCGTCGAGGGCGTCCACGGCCACGCACACTGGGCAGTTGTTCATGTGGATCATGCACTTTCTGCCGTGATTTGCGCGCGCCGCTTCGATCACCGCCTCTTCTTCCTTCGTCTTCTCGGTCATGAGGTCACCGCCTTCTTCCGTCCACGGCTCCATCGTTTGTAAAGGCCGGCGAGGGAGGCTCGGCCCTTGGCGTCTCTATCTTTGTTGTTGTCGGCCTGTGTCCCGAGGAAAAGATGCGATGGTCGGACGCATGGTGGGTTGTCGCAGCGATGCAGGACATGCATGCCGGCCGGGATCTCTCCATATTCACGCCGCCAAGCCATCCGGTGGGCCTTCCGGTCATCACCTGCTCGGCCGACAACGCCGTATCCGCCGCTTGATCGTCCGCGCGTCCAGATCCAGCATAAGGCGGGGTCTTCGTATCGGACAACAGAAGCCCATGCCCTCTCGATGCGATGCGCGGCGGAGCACTCGTTTGAACAGCATTGGGCCTTGGTCCACCAGCGCATTCCGCTTGTGCGCTTACAGAACCGCGTGCCGCACTCGAAGCATTCTTTCCACAGGGCGCTCATGCCGCCGCAACCCTCTGCGCCTGCGCGACCCACCCCGCCTGTCCGATGATCTCGGTTGCTATTCCGCTCGTCAACCCAGCGAGCTTGTCCTTCCAGGACGGGAACGGATGCTCGTACAGCGCCCCGCGCGCAACCCACGTCTCGGGTCGAAGGTCGAGAGAGGCCTGCAGGGCGAGCATGGAGAGCGCGTGCGCGGGATCACCAATGTCTGAACCGTCCGATAGTTCTGCGAGCGGCGCCCCGGAGTCGTCGGCTGTCTTCAAGTAGTGTCGAGGCCCGACGCTGCTATTGTAGGGCAGGATCGGAACCTTCGTGGCGGGGCCGTAGATCGACTCGGCGACGCGATGCACAAAGACCGGGATGTCGCGCCCGACCTGCTTCGCAAGTCCTGCGGCGCCGAAAGCTAGCAGCGGTTGCTCGAAGGTCTGGCAGGAGAAGTAGGTTTCGGGCCAGCCGCCAGAGCCTCCCAACGACTTCTGAATCGGTCCGGTCGGTGTGGTCGCCGTCTCGATGTAGTCGAGCATGGCATTGGCCCACACCGCATTCTCGCCGTGGACTCCGTTCAGCTTGAGGTCCTCGGCCACAAGGAAGGCGTCCCACCCGAGCTGGCGACCGGCGATCGAACCGTAGGTTCCGGTTCCAGGCGCAGCGTTCGCTTCAAGCGTGAGCTGCGAGAGCGTGCATGGATGATAGCCAGGTTTCGCGAGCACTCCGCGCTGTGAGTAGCGCAATCGAGCCATGCCGGCTAGGCCCGTCAGCGAGTGCTTCGCCATAGGGGAGTCGGCCTGTTCGGCGATCTGGAGCGTCCTGCGGTAGCCCCTGATTTCGTGTGCCGCGTCGTAGCCGAGCGGCAGGGGATCCTGTTCAGTTTGGATCATCGCCTCGGGCGGGATCGGATAGCCCCAGCAGTCCGGCGTAGTTCCGCTGTAATGCTCTGTCGATAGCGATTCGCCCGTTTCGCGAACGTACCAACGTCGTCCACGATCGTGCTCGCATTGGGCGATCAGGTAGGCCCGCCGAAGGTCCGCGATGTTCTGGCGGTAGCCGGTGAAATGGACGATGCCTGTGCCCCCGACGCCTCCAGGATCCGAAGGTCCATGCGGCGCCCAGCCGTACATCGGCAGAAGCACTCCATCCATCGTATCGTCGAGGTGCCAGACCTGGCCCTTCTGGAGCGCCGCGAGGATGTACTGAAACGAGGCCGTATCCTGCGAGATCATCGCCGTGCGCTGCTGATCTCCCAGTGTCGGCAGCGGCATCATCGCAGGCCCGAACGCCTTCGAGCGTTGCCGCCAGCTTGACGAGAATTGTCCGAGCGAGATGCGGTAGTTCTCGCGGCGATCGGCTGCGCCGCCGATCACGAAGCGCCTCCACGATGCCCGCCCGATCGGCCAAACCGTCGGCCAGTCCATGCGCGGCCCGACAACCAACCCGCCCGAGTATTCGACATCGACAGAGGCCTGGATCAAAGGCTTGGTCTTCGTCTTGTCGCCGACGACCACGCTCGCGTTCGAGCCCTCCAGCTCGCACTCCCACGCCTCCAGCGCCGTTCCCGGTGGGGCGGGGAGCTTGCGGGAGAAAAGCCGCACGTCGAGGCTGTCGGGCGTGGGCGACCACACCTCGGACCAGTTCGCGTCAGGGGCGAGGGCGAGCGTGTGGGTGTGGCTGCCGGTGGTGACGGTAAGGGTACTCATCTGTTTTTCCACTTCTCCTTCGGATGATTGAACGGTGCACCCTCGCCTTGTGGGATGCGGAGTCGGTCACAGCATCTCGGGCATCGCGGGGCGTAGATCCTGGCCATGACGCCTGGAAAAATAGCCGCTCCGGCGAGCCCGCACACCATCCGCGACCTGCCTATGTATCGCCACTCGTACTCGTCCCATTTCGCTACCGCGAGGCGATGTAGCAATATGCCGTTGTTGACGTGTACCCAGCGTCGGGCGTGGTCGGCGATGCGCATGGACTTCACGCGCCCTTCTCCTCTCCGGTCTGCGTGAGGGAGGCGGCGGCGTCGAAACGGGAGAGCCACCTTTGCGCGGCGTCGCCGTCCTCATCGGGAGGTCCGTTTGCATTCCATTCGATGCTGGCCCGCGCCTCCACCGCCAGCAGCGCGAGGGCGAGCGCACAGCGGATGTCCTTCGCGTGGAATCGACGCTCCAAGTCCGCCAGCATCGCCTCGATCCTCTCCACGTCGCTCATCGGGGCCCCGGCGGCTTGCGATGGAAGCACACGATGACCGATACGGTGCCCGCTACCAGCAGAAACGCGAACGCACAAATTAGCACGTCGAGCGCCCATGTGTGCGGCTCTGCCATCACAGACCCCTCGGCTTGATTCTCTCGAACTCGGCGAGCCTCGCCTCCAGTTCCTTGACGCGCGCCGAGGAGGCTAGGAGCGCGGCGGCGGCCTGCGAGTCGAGGCATTCATGGCCTTCCGGAACGCGCCAACCGAGCCCGCTGCGTTCGCAATGACTGGCGTAGCAGCAGTCCTTGAGCTGCTCCGCGATCTTCCGCAGCGCGTCGGGGTCGGTCACGATCCGCCCCACATGAGGTACGGGCCGTGGACCTGTTCGCTCGCGAGCACGCGCGCCTCGGTGCGAACGACTTTCGTCGTGCCGCAGTAGCAGCAATGGAAGCTCTGTTCGGAGGCTCCGCTGCTCGAAGCCCAGTTCGTCGAGCCGTGCGTGTGCCAGCAATGGTCGCCGTTACTTGCGGTGCATTTCTGATTCTCGGTCATTGGGTTTCCTTTCCTTGGTTTGCGCCCCTCTCGCTGGGCTGCGGATCGGCGCGGATCACCTCGCCGTTCTCGTCGCAGTATTCGGCCATCGAGATCGGTGCGCCGTCGCCCTTCCACCATCGCTTCGCCGCAGCTCGCACCTCGTCGGTCAGCTTCCGCCCGCACTTGTTCGCGCAGGCCGGAGAGACGCAGAACGTCATGTCGCGGTAGCAGATCATTGTTTCTCCTCGCTGGGCTGCGGAGCGGCGAGCTTCTGCTCCTTGATCGTATCAAGCATCATCTTGGCGAGCGGCACCGCGCCATCCTCGCGCCGGTGGAGCAGGACCGTGCCGTCGTCGCAGAGATAGACGCAATGGCCCTTGTCCCTCGTCTTCTGGCGAACGGCTGTCCTGGCGAGGATCGGCACGCCGTTGATCGTGATGTAGACGCCGATCACGGGGCCGGCTCCCTAGGAGAAGGACGGGAGCGCGAACGGATTTCAGCGGCCTTGAACAGGTCGCAGTACACCGCGTGCTTGTCCCACCGCTGGCACGAGCAGCCGCCGTCCTCCACGATCTTCGCGCACGCCTCCCGCTCCTCTTTCCGCGCCTCCTCCGCGATTTCCTCGGAGAGACGGGCAAGAGCTTCGACGCGCCATCCCTGGTCGCCGTCGCGCCAAAGTTCGTTGCAGAACCCGGCGTAGCGGTTCCACAACGCCTCGGCCACCTCAGGACGGGCGGGCATGGGGAGATTCCTTGGCGGCGGCCTCGTTCTCGCCGAGCCACAGCCGCAGCATGATCGACTGGACGGTCGAGAGCGTCTTGCCGTTCGCAAAGCGGCAGAGCGCGGACGGCTGGATCCCGACAGCATCGCCGACCGATCGGTAGGTCCATCGCTTCAGCTTCATCATCTCGGCCAGCATTGCCCGATCGTCCTTGATCCACGCCTCTGCCTGCGTTCGGTAGTCGCGGCGTAGCTTGATCCTACGCATGGGGCTCCTCCATCTTCGCGGTGAGGGCGGCGCGCGAGGCGGAGATCGCGCCGTTCCAGCCCGAGTTCCAGTTGTCTACGGGATGCTTCACTTCGAGGGGCAGCGCCGCTATCGCCTCGCGGATGCCTTCGAGGCGACCGGCGCGATGGCCTTTTCCTGTTGCCTCCGCCACAAGCTGCGTCAGCGCGTCCACTTCGAGGAGCCGCCAAGCGTCCGGCGGACAACCCATGACGACACGCCGCGCCTTGTGGATCGTGTCGCGGATCTCGTGGAAGCGGTCGAATGCTGTGTAGTCGGCGTCACCCATCCCTCGCCTCCTTCCTCGCCGCGCGGGCGATGCTGGCTTTTTCGAGCGCGCGAGCCATATCTCGAATGCTTCCGAGCATGTCTTCCACGTAGACCGCAGCCTGCTTTTCGACGCGACACGGGTAACCATCGCATCCGAGCAACTCGTGGCCAATCTTCACAAGGGCTCGCTCCGCCTCCTCCGCGCGGCGGCGGAGAGCGGCCAGTTGCTGTTTCGCGTAGCTATGCCCGGTGTGCGGGCTCACGTCGTACAGGTCCGGATCCGCGCGGCTGATTTGGCAAGCCGTGCCAGTCTCGACGAGCATGTCGAGCCAGGACGCATAGCCTCGCGGCTCCGGGATCTCGGCGGAAGGGGAGGCGCTCACGGCTTCTCCTCCGGCTCGATTGCGGCGCGCAGGGCCGATAGGGCTTGATTCTCAGCGAGCGATCCGGCCGAGACGTAGAGCAGCGGGTGGGCAAGCTCGATGAGTTCGAGATAAGCGGCGGCGAGCTTCTGGCACTTGCTGGGTTCTACGCGGCCCACGGCGAACGCCACGGCTCTACGGGCATCTTCCTGAGCCTCTTTGTGGTTCGCGCTCATCTCCGCCCCGCATCCGCATCCGCGCAGGCGCGGGAATAGTCGGTCACACAGTCGTCGCAGCGCCAGTCGCCGTCGAGCCACTCCTTGGCGGGGATCTTCCGCTCCTCGCCGCACTCCACGCAGGGCCAGATCACCCGCACGGCGTCGCGCTCGATGCACTCGCGGCAGAGCGGAAAGCCCATCTCGTCGGGGGCGACGGCGGGGACCTGGGAGCCATCATGCTCGTAGCAGCACGAGCAGTTCACGGCAGCACCTTGAAGATGAGCATCAGCGCGCCGATAGCTGCGATGGCGATACCCACCATGAAGGCGAGATGGCCGAGCTTGTCGAGCAGCGTGCGGCGTCGTGCGGCTTTACGCGCCCGGAAGTCCGCGCGCAGCACGTTCATCTCGTCATGCAGGTCGTCGATCAGGTCGTCCATGGTCATAGCTTGATCCCCCTTCGGTACAGCATGAGCACCATCTGGTCGGCGATCTCCTGTGCCCTGTAACGGAGAAACGTGCCGAGATCCGCGTCGTTTGTCGGCGGAGACGTGGACGGCATCCCCTCGTCCGCAGGGTCAAACTTCTTGCCGACGAAGACGATCTCTTCTGCGGCGCGCATGGCTTGACGAATCAGCTTTCCGGCTTCTTCGGGGGATATCATTTCAACTCCTCCCGGATCTTCGCCCAGCGCGCCTTGCGCTCAGCTTTGAGTTCGGACGTAAGGCCCTCGGCGAATTGACGCACGGCATCGTCGGTCGTGGCTAGCCGCACGCGATGGAGCGAACACTCGGCATCGTAGAGCCACGAGCAGATCGGATCGGCCGCGACCGATCGGCGGCGCTCGGACTCTTCCTTGAGCTTCGCTGATCGTGCGTCCAAAGCGGCAGCGATCTCGGCGGGGGTGCGGCGGGTCATGCGGTCTTCCTGTCCTTGTGCTTGGCCCGTTCGAGCCGTTTGTGGTGCATCCAGCACCGGCCTTTGACCTGGGCGGGCTTGTAGCAGCCGCGCTCCCGGCAGGCCGGCACCTTGACTTGCTTGGTCATGCCCCGAAGGCTAGCCGGATGCGCCGCCGCCGTCCAAGACGAAAACGGGAAATCCGTTGCGGGGTGTCCAAGACGGGCGGATACTGGGATCGTCGAGCCCAGCGCCGGAACGCACATGGCACCGAGGCCGGGCTCCCAACGAAAGGAAGAAGATGGCTACGAAACTCAAGGGTCGGGCACCGGAAGAGGTCAAGCCCGGCCACATCAAGGGGGTCCTCTTCGGAGGTCCCGGCGCTGGGAAGAGCTGGCTCGCGCTCTCGTTCCCCTCGGCGTTCTACATCGACACCGAGGGCGGGTCGGAGCTGGCGCACTACCAGCGCCGGCTCAAGGACTCCGGCGGGGCGTACTTCGGGCCCGAGGATGGCTCGGTGGACTTCGCCGAGATCATCGGCCAAGTCGATGCACTCGCGACCGAGCAGCACCACTTCAAGACGCTCGTCATCGACTCGCTTTCGAAGCCCTTTGGGGCGCTACTCGCTCGCGAACAGGAACGCCTTGGCGACAAGGACGCCTTCGGTGCCTCGAAGAAGAAGCCCGTGCAGATGGTGCGGCGGCTGATCTCGCACCTCGAACGCCTCGACATGAACGTCTGGCTCATCTGCCACGAGATCGGCGAGTGGCAGGGGACGGACGGCGAACGCAAGGAAGTCGGCCGCGCGCCCGATACCGGATGGGATAGGGTCGCGTACGAGCTGGATCTCACTCTTCAGGTAAAGAAGATCGGCAAGGGGATCCGCGAAGCGGTGGTGTGGAAGTCGCGCCTCACGGGCTTCCCGGAGTTCGATCGGTTCTACCTGCAAGACGGCGGGAAGGACGTCGCCTACGCGAACTTCACCGAGCGATACTCGAAGGACTACATCGAGGCCGAGTCGAAGCCGATCGTGCTTGCAACGCCCGAACAGGTCGCCGAGATCGACCGGCTCTTCCAGGTCGTCCGCGTGCCGCAAGAGGACATCGACAAGATCCTTTCCAAGCACAACCTCGAAGGATTCAACGAAGCAACGACCGAACAGGCAGCGGCCACGATCGAGTGGCTCAACAAGAAGCTCGCGCAGGGCGCGAAGAAGGCCAGCTAGTCATGCCGAGAATGGATTGGTCCGAAGCTCCGTTGTCCGACTACAAGCCGGGCGTCTACCTCGGCGAGGTCAAAAAGTGCGAGACCAAGATCGCACGAAGCGGCGAGAGCTATCTCAACCTGGAATGGCACGACGTGAGCGGCGCCTTCGGTGAAGGCGGCTTGATCTGCTGGGACAGGCTCATGATGGGCGGTCGAGGTCGCGGGATCTCGCAGGCCAAGCTCAAGGTGCTCGGCTTTCGAGGGACCGAACCGTCAATCGAGCCGGAGGATGTCGTCGGCCGGCGCGCGTGGATTCGCGTGGACTGGCACGAGTACGAGCCCAACGGCGAGAAGAAGCGCAACTTGCAAGTGACCTCGCAGTTCCGGCCGGAGTTCCAGAGCGGGTATTGGCCGGAGAACTCACCGCCCAAGATCGAAGGCGGCGGCGCGCTGGCGCCGATCGAAGACGACACACCGTTCTAAGCGTTCGATAACCACACAACGAAAGGAAGAGTCGTGGCAAAGATGAAAACGAGGATCATCCAGGCGGATGATCCGAACGAGTCCTCGATGGCTCGGCTGACGGTCGGCATATCCAGCGCAACGCCGCTGATCTACAGCCGACCCACGCCGGAGATCATCGAGGGGATCGTGCGCAAGCAAGAGGGCGACGTTATCAAGCGCGGCGCGAAGCCCCCGATTGACCGCTACCGAGTCGCGCTCGGCACGATCCACTTCGTAGGCGACAACCCGCCCAAGACCTGGGATGAAGTGCTCGAAGGGAAGGCCATGAACCCGCGCTCGAAGAAGGTCGAGCCGATTCGGTACGGCTTTCCGGCCGGCGGGTTTCGTGGGGCGATGGTGCGCTGCGCCAAGATGAACGACGTGAACATGACCGACGCCAAGCTCATGTTCAAAATCGCGGCGGACTGGCGCAACCTCGTCCATCTCAAGACCGACGGCGCTCCGGAAGTCCGGATGGACATGGTGGATGGCGGCGTGGCGATCCGCGCTTCGCTGATCTCGTGGTCAGCAAAGCTCCGCATCGAGTACAACCTCCGGCACGTCACGGCCGAGCAGATCCTTTCGTGGCTTCGGCAGGCGGGGTCCTTCAACGGGATCGGCGCCTGGAGGCTCAACGGGAAGAAGAGCATTGGCGAATTCGGGGCCTTTGAGATGCCCGATCAGAAGGTCGAGTGCGAAGAGCCCGACGTGGAGACGGCGGATAACCTGCCGAAGAAGAAAGGCCACGCGGCTTGAAGTACGTCCCCCGTCCAGGCGCGCACCTCACCAGAGCACAAGCCGCCCTCGTCGGCGAGGCGATGCTCGATATCCGGGATGGCGGTTCGGCCATCACGCCGGACACCCTCACGGACTACGCTCGTCCGAAGTCCAGCAAGATCCACTCGCTCTACAACTGGGATGTGCGGCAGCTAGCGGAGGATGCACTCCGCGAGCGGTCGCGCTACCTCATCCGCTCCGTCGTCCTCCTGGAGGTCAAGTCGGGCAAGCTCTTCAAGCCCGACTACAGCCTAGAGATCGAGACGACGACGACACCCGAGGGCGAGCGCGCTTACCACAAGCGCGAAGTCGCTATCTCCCGGGATGATGCGATCGAGCAACTCTTCAAGGACTTCTCGATACGCCTCAAGACCGTAGCGGCCGAGATCCGCAAGACCGGCCTCGACAAGAAGTTCCCTAATCTGCGCCGCATCGCCGTGGCGATCGAGCGCAACCTCAAAGGTCGTCGGTGAGAGCCGACAGCCGTGTTAGCGTTTACTCCTTTAGCCATGAGTATGGCTCGGCATGCTGTTGTCAGTCTCCAAACAAGTCGCCGCTTCGGCGGCAGCTTTGATTCTGTCTTCTGGGGCGAGCTGCGGCCTACCAAGCTCTGGAACGGTTGGGTCCAGTGAGTGTCCCACAAGTCGCCGTCTCTGACGGCAGCTCTGTTCGCGTAGGTTCCAGCCAGGTGTTGTCGAGCATCGCTGAGTGCGCAGGCGCGTAGACCTGAAAGTGACGTGGCGGCGGGTTGCGAGCCCGCCGCCTTCTACTTTTCCGGGAAGTAGCGCCGCACGAACTCGGCGGGAGTCATCTCCACGCCGTCCGCGATAATAAAGCCCGGGGCATCGAGGCTGGGCGGATCGAACTTGATGGCATCGAAGGTCCGCTGGAGCTTGGCGAACAGCTCCGGCTCGGGCTCCTCCGGCTCCTCGGGGGCGTGGCGGCGGGTCATGGCCGGCTCCAAATGCAGAAGGCTAGGCTGCGCTTGTCGCGCGTTTCTCGCAACGAGATTGGAATCCCGTACGCCATCGCGGAACCACAGGCGATGCTGCGGAGGATGACGGCCGGCGAGGCGAAGTGATCGGGACACGTCGCCGCCATCTCCCTGGCGAAGTCTACGGCGAAGGCTGGCGTCACCTCGAACCTCTTGGGCTCCTCGTTCGTGTGCTCGACCGCTCTCAGCCGAGCGACGAGCAGGACCTCAAGGGGATCAGCCTTCACGACAGGCCGGCGGCGCGCTTCACTCGCTCGGGTAAGCCGGACGTAACGCAGCGTCCTGATAATCTTGGCTTCCTGGCGGCCTGTAGTGGCCTAGGGCGAGACTTGCGCTGAGGACGAGCAAAGACCCTTTCCGGGTCCCCTTCGATGCCCAAGGCGCAGCGGATCCAGGCGAGGGCCAGCCCAGAGGCAACCTGCTTGCCGGTGACGACCAGCACCCGATATCCGAGGCAGGCGGCGGCGGAGAGCTTCTCTGCGTCCGACTCGGCGTGGCCGTACGAGCCGTGGCGGCCCTGCGGGCCTTGGCCGTTGACCTCGACGAGAGCGCCGTAGAAGGGCGAATGGTCGCCGTCCGGAAGGAGCGTGGTGTTGCCCCATGCGCGGGCGTAGCGAAACAGCCCCTCGTGGTGGTCCTCGATTGGTAGTCGGGGCGCGCGGACAAGGAAGTCTGCTCGGAACTTCCGGCCCTTGAGCAGCCGCCACTCCCGCTCGTACGCGATGCCTGCCTTGTCGAGCTGCCCGGCCAGCATCTCCTCCCAGCGGGACTTCATCGCCAGAGCAGCGCGTCGAGCGTGTGTAGGAAGCGCTGCGTGTCGGTCATCTCGGGATGCCGGAAGGCGTAGGTCACGATGGACGTCGCCGCGTAGAAGGCAAACAGGAGTCCGAGCCATTGCCAAGTGGACTTCACGGGGCAGCCTTTCTCCGGATGCGGCTGCGAGGCTTCTGCCGTCCGTGCGCTTTGCGGCCCTTGGCGTTCTCGCTCCGGTGCGGCCGGCAGTACGAGCACGAGAGCAGCCGGCGGCGGCGCAGGCGCAGCTCGCGGCTGGTCAGTTCCTCGTTCGAGCGGATTGGCTCGCGCGGCTTCACGGGGCGGGCTCCGGGATCCGCTCGGACCACCACTCGCGCCACTCGGTTTTCTCCATGTGCCGGCCGCGCGACACGGCGCTGTAGAACTCCGGCCCCTTCCCCCACACCTCGACGATCCTCCACGGGTGTACCTCACCGCGCGGGCCGACTCGCCGGGTGAAGTAGAAGCCGCGCTCTTTCGGCAGCTCGTTCGTCCACGTCACGCGCTCTCCTCCGGCGCTTTCACGCCCGCTTCTTCCAGCTTCGACACGTACCGGAGCATACGCTCGCTCGCGTTTCTTCGCTCGGTCTCTGTTCGCGCATCGAGGACCGTCCGCGCTGTGCCGTAGAGGCCGAGCCATGCGGCGACGCGCTGGCGCTCGGCGAGACGCGCGGCGGCGGGAGGGGGTTTAGGGCGGCTCATCGCTTCGCGGCCTCGAGTGGCGAAAACGGATACGGCGGCTTCATGTCGAGCCAGTACTCCCAGCCCTCCGAGCAGACGATGTGCTCGATACGTCCGACGCCGCAGCGGTGGCAGTAGCGGTCCACGGGCACGACCCACCAATCGCCTATGGGCGGCCGAATCGGAATGTGCGCGCGCGGCTGCACCCGGTGCCGTCGAAGCACGCGGCAGCGCGCGACATTGAGCCACAATTCGATCCGCCTTCGAAGTGAAGCCTTCATCCCTCCCTCGCAATCTTGAACAGTTCGTCCGCTCCCAGGTGTTTCAGCGCCGCGTGCGCCCGGATCGCCGCCTGGAGGTGGTTCTCGGGGATGCGGGTCTTCTTGTCCCCCTGGAGCCAGATCCCGAAGTTCACGTACAGCTCGGCCATCGCGCACTTGAGACGGCGCTTGCGGTACTTGCGATCTCGCTCCTCCTCGGCGCTGAGCGAGTTCGACTCGCCGATGAAGTCGCCCTTGCGGTTGGCGTGCGCTCTCGCTTGCGCCCAGCGATCGGCGCCGGACAGGCCGGTGCGCTTCGTGGGCCAGGGCTGCTCGGATAAACCATCCGTCAAGCGTTCGAGATTGAGAGTCATCGAGACATACTCCAAGTCCGAGGCTTTGAGCTTGTGAACACCGGACCGCCAGCGTCCCTAAAGGACTTTCCGGTTACGATCGACCGAATAGGGAACTTCGAGAGCCTCCACGAAAGGCAGAGGTCTCGCACGCAAGCCCCGGAGGCGAAGGCTTGTCGGACAGCCTGTGCTTGAGCGTTTGAGAGCTTGGCGGAGCCGGATTTCTCCCCAGCCTGGTGCGTCCCGTGCCGCTTTTTGTCGGCGTTGTTCTCCTTCCTGGTTTTCCAGGCGAGGTTGTCCAGCGCGCAGTTCGCCCGCACGCCGTCGTCGTGCGCACACTCCGTCCCG